TGTGAGTAATCTCTCCAAGATAGCTCACAATGTGAGTAATCTCTCCGAGATAGCTCACAATGTGAGTAGTGCTTTTTCTATAAAACCAAAAAAATTAAATAATATTTTTTTCAATAACATATTTTTTTAATATCAAATTTTCTCTAAAATCTGAAATTTTTAAATAAATTATTATCAAAAAGAATTATTGATTTCTTCTTAAATCCGTTTTTTTCAAATCTCACTTTCTTAGTAAAAGCAACTTTTTTTAATTTTTAATTTTTGTGAAATCCATATTTTTCAAAAGTATTTACATGCAAAAGATAAAAATATTCATTTATTAATATCTAGTTTTTATAATAAAACTTTTAAAAAATCTTATTTTCCATATAATTTGATAATTTTCAAAAATATTTATTGAGATTAAATTTTGTATAAATTCGAAGATCCAGATATTGGATAATTCCCTATAAAAAATATTTGAGAAGATTGTAAAATTTATAAAATATCAGAAATTTTAAAATATAGGAAAATAATCCAGGATTTACATTTTAGACCTAATTTAAAAAATATTTTTACAAAATCGATCTGTACAAAAAGTACAAAATACTTTTTTAATATTTTATTTAATATTTTTGAAAAAGTGAAAAGTAAAAATTAATTTTTAAAATCTGCTTTCTACTTTTTTCAAAAATATATATAAAAATTAATTTTTTGTTTCAAAATTATTTTTTAAAAAAAAATTGTAAAAAATTAATAAAATTTAGATTCAAAGTTAAAAAATGGTAGAAATACCATAAATTGTAATGTTGTAATGTTTTTTAAAATAAAATCTTTAATGTTAAGTAAATCCCGGAAAAAATGCCTAAATTTATATTTCGTATAAATGAAGATTATTTTGAATAAACTTATTTTGAAACAATATTTTTAAAACAATATTTTTTATAAAATTTATTAAATTTATACTACTTTCTTTGTAAAACTTAATTAATTTAAGTTTGTAACATATTTAAAAATAATCTAAAAACTTTCTTAATTCATAATTTTTAGAAAAGAAAAAATATACAAATCCATATTTTTGAAATATTATTTTTTAATGAAAATTAAAAAAAATTGGATTGATAAATTACGAAATTCGATTTTTGAATATAAGAAATATTCAATTTTCCAGCAAAAATTACTAAAATATCCCTATTTTTTCAATATATTTGGTACTTTTAGACTATTTCCAATATAAAATATCCATATTTTGAAAAATTGCTATTTATAACTTTCAAGTTGAACAGCCTATCTAATAAAACAATTCCCATTAGTTTAAAGCGAAATCCAATCAATTTGTAAGAATTATCGCGATATCCCCGATATTTCTTAAATATATTATAGATAATTTAGCAAAAAACATAGAAAATAATGATTAAAACATGAAATTTTTGGAAAATTCATAGGAAAAGTAGTAATATTTAATATAAATGATTTAAAATTAAAATATAAATCATTTAATATTTTGAAATTTTATTTTTTTAAATAATTTGAATTTTATTAAGATGATTAATGATCAAGAATGTTTGATATGTTTAGAATATATAAGTTCTAATATTGGAAAATTAAATTGTTGACATTATTTTTGTTTCAATTGTATTAATTTATGGAAAAATAATAATTCTAATTGCCCATTATGTAGAAAAGATTTTAATACAATTAAAAAATGTAAAAAAATGCATTCGTTATATATAAAAAGTTGTCATGATCCAAAACCTAAAATTGATTGGTTTTATTCAAACAAATATGATTCCGAATTTTGTGAAAATTTGAAAAATGGTGGATTTATTCCATGTGGAAATAGTGGAGATATAGTTTGGATAACAGAATATGATAAAACATTATGTTCAACTTTTGATACTGATATTATTTCTATGAATAATAAATTGAAATGTTGCTGTTTTACTTCTGGAAAAAATTGTTGGGAAAATAAATTAATGAGAAGATGGGCTTGTTGTAAAGAAAAAGTAGGATTATATACAATGTCTGAAATATTATCTATTCCTGGATGTCAATTTATTGATATTTAAATAAATCTTTTAAATACAAAATGAAAATTATTTGTTACGAATATAAAATTATAAATTTTTATAAGAATGTCAAATAATTTAAACATGCGCCATTCGATCTTCTGTATCCAATTCCTCAAAGTTTTATTACCATGATGCAAATACTTTTACTCATACATGTTTTTTGGTTTTATTTAATTCTCAAAGTCATTTGGAAGGGAATTTCAATGGGAAAATCAGAAGTAGCTGATTGTAGAGATTAAGAGTTTATTTCAATAATAGCAAAACAATTATTTATGTATTTTTGAGTATTTCTAATACTTATCAACGAAAGAAATAAAGGATGTTTGAAACTTTATTTAAATTCACCCAATAACAAAAGAGTTAAAACCTTTCCAGTGGCTTGGTAACTAGCATTGTAACCTTTCGATGATTTGTGAATAGTCAATAATCCATATTGGCGAAAAGAAAATTTTTTTTGTTCAATTGAATGCTTATAAGAATTTTTTCTTGCAGATAAACCAGATAAAAAGAACCAATTGTAGAAACCATCGTTCAAATATTCAGTTGAAAAACGAGCAAAAAACATTTCTGAAAAAACAAAGATAGAGATATTTTTGTAATACAGAGGAGAGTCAATGATTTTTTCGCTAATCACTTCTGAACACAAATTCTTTATCCATATTCGTAGGTAATGGATTTTGCAAGAAGATTTAAATTCTTCTATTATTTCATTCAACAAAAAATTAAGGTCACTGAAACCTTCATGTGGTGATTGTTGATATTCAATCAATGCTTCACGATGAGAATTAAGAATTTTGATCAGAGAGTCATTCCAAACAACAGTCCAGCACAAATTTTTTTTAATCATCAACATATTTTCAGTGATTTGTTCTTTGTTATTGGAAGAAAGTCCATAAACCCAATTCCAGTGATGATTTCTCTCCAAAAATTCGTCTAATTTCTTGCATATTGAATAAAATAGTTTACAAACACTGGAAATTTGGACAGTGTATTCAGGAATCAAAAAAAAGATTGCAAATAAAATATCTTGATTATCCAACACCACGTTTTCGGACGAAGGATACGAATCTGATGGAAACTTGTAGGTTTTTGGCAACACAAAAGAAACAAATACTTTGGGTGTTAAGGTAAGGATCTTATTTTCAGACAATTTTCGCTTTTTTTCCATCAGTGGATTAATTTTTCATTAAAAAATAATATTTAAAATTATTAAATCATTTAAAAAATTATTAAATGATTTAATAATTTCTAAATCATTTATTATTCTTAAAACGAAATTTGGTAATTCAAAAAACAAAAACTTTCAAACTATTAAAAACATGAAGAATTTTATAATTTACACTTTATTTGTATTATGTTTTATAAATATTTCTATTGGAGGAAGAGTTCGAGATACTAAAAAATTAAATGCGAGATTAGCTCCAGGAGAATATTATACTATGACTGGATGTGGTTGTGATGTTACTGCTGCAACTACTGATTGCCCAAATGCATGCAATGCATTAGATTTATCTCTTGCAGCTCATGAAACAGCTGAAGGAAGAGATGATTTGGCTGCATATAATAATACCGTTACAGATAACATTTTTTATATGTTTGATACAGGATATCTTGGAAAAGGAAAATATCAAGTTAATAACGTTGTAACAAAACTTATTGTAACAAATCCTACATTTAATTTTGATTTTGTAACGATTGAAGGATTGGTTTATGCATGGAATTCAACCACTGGAAGTGTTAGTGGTCATGTATCATTTTGGCTTTATGGGCATACCAATTTTTCGGCTCCATGGGAAAGTATCCTGCCAGGGGTAAAACCAACAAATGTTTATGGAGCATTTAAATATTTTGTTCAAATGGATATTCAAGATGGAAAAGTTGCAAGTGAAAGAGTTTATACAAGACCCGATGAATTGGTCCTAACATTTAAAGTTCCCAAACCATATTGTTATCTAAAACACTTTATGAATTATGGAATAGAAACTCCTCAAATGTATAATGCATGGATAAATCCATATACTTCAACATTTGTCGGAAGATCGTTAACATTTCCAACTTATTATCCAGAAGCATGTCCACCACCATCTTGGGATTAAATAGAAAATCATTGTTCTTTTTTATTTTAATAATAAAATAGTTTCTACGATATTTATATTTTATTTATTATAATAAATCATTTAAGATTTATTATAATAAATCATTTCAGATTGATGAATTAATTTAAAACTTAAAATATTTAAAAGATAAAATCAAAATGGAGAATATACCATATGATATTTTAAATTTGATTTTTCTTCATTTTTTATTGAAAAATAACATAAAAAGATTAAAATTGTTAAGTATTATATCAAAAAATTGGAATAATATTATTCAAAATTTAGAAAATAATAATATATTTCAAAAATTGGTTTTTTCATATGGAATTAATTGGAAATCAATAAAAAATTATTATATATCAAATAAAAATATAAATATAATAAGAAATCCAAGAAAAGTTACGATAGATCTAAAAAAATATAATATAAATGATTTCGATAAGAATCTTATAAAAATAGAAAGTACATTAAAATTTTTATTAATTTATTGTGGAAAACAATTAATTGTATTGGAAATTTTACTTAATTTAAATAATATCGAAATTAAAAAAATAGATGAAATAAATTTTAATGATGTAAATGGAAAATTATATGCAAAAACCGATTATTTATTTATTTGGTATCCAATATTTTCATCAAAAAATATTGATAAAGTAAAAGAAAATCAATATTGTTATATATTAAGTTTTAATTATTTACATGAATATAAGAAAAATATCATTATTTTTCCAAAAGATATGAATAATTCAATAATTGATTACAATTTAAAAAATTTAAAAACAAATGAATCTTGTAATAATAACAATTCTTTTATAATATTTCATATTTATGATAAACTTAAAAATAATTCTAAAAATAATTTTCGAATGTATTTGTTTGATATTGGAAAAGATATTGATTTAAATGATTTAAAATATAAATTGTGTTCATCTAGAAATTATTGTATAGTTAATATAAATATTTGGTTTTTTACCTTTAAAAAACTTTGCAAATCTATTTGGAATGGAAAAGAATTGCAACTTTTGGAAGAATTTGATATTGATTTATCTGATCCATATATAATTAATATAAATGATAATATTTGTTTATTCCAATATTCTTATAATCAAACTCCATCATTCTATTTTGTAAATATTAATGAAAAATATAATTGCAAAATTAAAGGTTTTGATGAGCTTGAACTTGAATATGTTGCTGAAAATATATTTAATCCTATTTACACAAATAATACTCTAATTATTGATTCATCAGACGGAATGATAATTGAACATATAGAAAATATATCAGATTTAAAAAATTGGCTAAAAAATGAAAAATATTTTAAATTAAGAAATGATAAAGAAGCTGTTGTTCATTTTTCAAATGATCTAAAAATATCTAGAATTTCTAGAAATGAAGTTCATTTTAATGTAATACCAGGAAAAATTGCACTATATAAAAATTATTATTTAATGAAAAATTCAAGTGTTCTAGACAAAAATTATTTTTATTCTGCAAACAAATTATCTGAAATACCTAATGATGTTATGCAATTTGGACCTACCTCGTATGGATTCTATTATTTGAGGGAAGATACAAAATTAACTATTTTAAATTATTTACAAAGTGAAAAAAAATCAATTTATTGTTCAATTTCATAATTATTTTGTAAATATTTAAAATAAAGAATTATATGTTGAATCAAATAAATCTTTAAATGAATTTGTAATTAATTTTAATGCTTTATCAGATTCATTAAATGAAAATTTATTATTTAATTCATTCGGAAAAAATGATGTAAAATAAATATAATTTTCGTCATCTATATAAATTTTCAAACAATCTTCCAAAAAAATAAATAATTTTTTTTCATTTATATCAAATTCTAATGTAAAATCTCCATATGGAATCAATTTTCCAATACTTTCGATAAAATTTATTTTAAATTTATCAATAAAAATATCATTATTTAATAATTCATTCATTCGATTTAAAATAATTGGCATAAATATCCTATTTTATTAATGAAATGATTTATTAATAAAATAAGATATTATTAACACAATTAATATTTTTTTATGTAAAAAAAATAAATTGATTTGATAAATATATTTATTTAGGAAATTTGAATTTCATTTAAATGAGATTTAAATAATTCATTTTCTGAATCCTCAATTTTTATAGATTGTTTAATATCAAATAAAATTTTTTCGATATCATCAACCCATTTTTTATTTTGTTTTTCTGAATCATTTGAAGATGAAGTTAAATTTTGTAATTTTAATAATAATTCCAAATTAGAATTTATTTTGGAAAAATTTTCATTTAATTTTTGTAAATAATGATATTCTAATCCTACTCCAATTCCAAGAGCTGAGGTGAATCCAACAGTAGTTATTTGTCTTCCTAAAGTAAATGCACCAAATCCAGAAAAAGTAATTAAAGAGAAAAGTGTAGTTCCTAATCCAATTATAGTTACAATATTTGAAGTTTTGATTCTTTGTTTTGTTTGACCTTTTAATTCAGCTAATTCTAATTGTAATGGATAAAAATGAACCCAAAATAAATTCATTAATTTTGCAGCTATATTGATTCTATATTCATTTATCTTTGGATTATCATTAATATTTTTGCTTAATTCTTTTTTACATGAAATAATTTGATCTAGAATAAGTTCCAAATCTTGAATAATTCGTGAAGTTATAATTTCTTTTCCAACTGATTTTTCAATTTCTTTAATTAAATCATAAGTTTTTTTAATATCCCATATAATTATTGCAATAACAAATCCTTCCAATGATAATAAAAGATTGTGACTATTATAAAGAGTTTCGGAATTTGCTACAATAGCTTCAGCACATTCTTTCGGACTTTTTTTATATATGTCTTCAAAATATTGAGGATATTCATCAACTATTAAATTATTTGAAGCTGGAATTTGTTCCAACATACTATCTGGTAAAACAGATTTAGCGGATGCAACTCCTCCAAAAAAGGAAAAAGTTTTTATGCCAATTGTTTTCAATTTCGATAACATAAAAATATTTTCAAATGAATATTTAATTATAAATCAATTTTTTTATATTAAATGATTTATAAATTAATTTTTTTATATTAAATGATTTATAAATTAATTTTTATTAAATGATATAATAATTTTATATATTAATATATATTTTTGAAAAAGAAAAAATAATTTTATTGAAATTTTTTATTTTTATTTATTAAATGAAATATATAATTTTATAATTTATATTATGCTCTATTTTTTATTTGTAATGCACGAATAGCTTCTTCTTTTTCTTTTCTTCTTTGTTCTTGAATTTTTAATTCATGTTCAAACTTTTTTCTTCGATATGTTTCAACATTTGTATTTATTCTCCATATACTTCCTTCATTTGGTTGTGCGTCAACTGGTTGAAGAGTTGGTTCTAAAATACATTTTCCATCTCTTGTTTGAATTCTATTAATTCCTAATGGATTTGCATTTGGTTCTAATAAGTCTTTTCCAGTTTTATATTGGACAAGATGTTTAACTTTTGGTGCTAATCTTGTTTTAGATGGTCCTAAATTATCAGCATTTACTATTTGACCATTTGAATTTTCACCAAAATCATATTCATCTACAGTTCCCAAATTATCTTTCATAGCAATATTGAAACTTTTATCTCTATCTCCAATTGATTTTTCAATACTTCTCCAAAGTGGATTTACTGGTCTTTCAGGATGAATATTATCTACATTTTGTTCATCATCTGGTGCATCATTAAAAAGAGCATTTGTTTTAATAACTTCATTTGTTTTTTGGATTTCTTTTTTAGAATTATTATTTGTATTTTGAGGATCAAATGGTACAATATTGAAAAATTGAATATCTTCCTTTTCAACTTTTACTTTAGCTTCTTTACGAGTTTTATTTCTTTGTAAAGGAAATGGAATAGTATTTTTACCATCATTTACTTCATAAATCATTTGATTTTTATTATTGTCAATTTTAGGTTTTAACATAGTTATTTATTGTTTTTTTTTTACAAAATAAAAATTTTCCTACTTTTCTTTAACTTTTTTTTATTGAAATTGATATATTTTTTATATTTTCCTCTTATAATTAAATCAATTACTCTTGGATAGTTGTTACTTTGTAACTATAATAATCAATTATATATAAATTTATATTAAATTTATATTAAATTTATATTAAATTTATATTAAAATATCTTTAAAATATTCTTGAAAAATATAATCGATTATCTAAAAAATGAATTAATTTTTTTAAAAAAAACCAATTTTTTAATGTGATTCTTTTTTATTTAAATATATATAAACTGTAAAATAAGCTAATAATCCAAATATTAAAAATAATAATATAATCCATATAATATATGTCATTCTTAATGATGCCAAAACAATTGTCGATGCAATCCATAAAATGGAAGTAGTAACTTCAGTTGCTTGTTTTAAATTCCATATTATTTTATCTTTTATATTTTGATCATCTTTAAACTTTAAATATTTTTTCCATTCCATAATTTGTGAAACAATTTCATACATAGTAATAATTCCAATAGCAGTTCCAGCTGCCACCAATTCTCCTTTACCAAAATCCATAAATTCAATGCTTTCTTTATTCCTAATGATATATAATTTTAAATTTATATCATATACTAACAACAATTATTTCACTTTCAAAATATTTTTATTATAAAATAACTTTTTTCAAAAAAAAATGTTTATAAATAATTAAATAATAGCAATGCAATAGATTCTTGGGATTATTTTTTACAGAAAAATAGATATTTTTCATTAATTTTATAAATATGCAAAAAACCAAAGAAAAAAGTGATATAAATGACATTGAACAAGAAATAAAAAAGCAAATAAGTTTGAAAATAAATGTTTTACGAGAATCAATTGTAAACATTATAGATAAAGATTTTTTGGATTTTCAAAATAATATAATTAATTTGCAAAAAAAGCAAGAACAAGATATAAATGAACAAATAAAGAAAAATTTAACTGAAACTCTTCTTTCATTACAAGATTTAGAACAAAAAGCTACTATACAAACAGAAAAATTATTAGAACAATCGAAAAAATTACAAAATATAATACAAAATGAATCAAGTTTTGAATAAAGTTTTAAATAAAGTTTTAAATAAAGTTTTAAATAAATTTATTTTAAAATTTGCAAATAAAATATTTTTTTTGTTTGACTTTCTTTTAAATTCTCAAATAATATAAAAGGAGATATAATTGGATCACATAATACATGATCAATTATTTTATGTTTATCATTAAACCAGAGATAAAATTGAGAAAGAATAAAAGGTTTATATTTCAAAATTCTTAATAATGTATATATATCATAATCTACCATTTCTAATTCTAATTCTGAACCAGATCCAAAATAAATTTCAATATTATCCCCAACTTTTCTAATGATATAATAAAAGCAAGGTTTATTATATTTTTTAAATTTATCTTTTAAATAAAAATAAGAATCAATGAATTTTCTTTTAATATCTTCTAAATTTTCATATTCCTTAGCATCATAATTATAATAATAATTATATTTAGTTTCCGTAATTGTCAAAAACATATTCTATAAAATTTTTCATAGTTTATTCATTATTATATACCTTTAATTTTTATATTACAAATATAACCTTTTCAAATGTATTAAATAACTAAAATTTTAATAGATTTAAATAAAACCTATATTTTGATAATCAAATTTTTCAAAAAAATAAAATTTTAAATCATTTAAAAATATATAATATTTTATTAAATCATTTAAAATTAATATCATCTATTGAATAATATTATTTTCATAAAAATATTATTTAATTATCGATATTTTCAATTAATTTTTTATGAATAAAAAACGATCTGTTGATCTTACTCATGAAAATAATTCAGATCCAATTATTATCAATATAAATTGCGAAAGAAAATTAAGGGAAAGAAAAACTAAAATTAATTATCATTATTTTAATATAAATAATAATGATAATAATAATGATAATAATGATGACGATGATAAAAAAAATAATGATAAAAAATTAGTAATATCTGATGACGAAAAAGATTTTATTGATGATTTTTCTCAATGTTTTGTCAAAATATCAGATAAAATTATTAGTTTAGAAAGTGTTTTAGATAATTTTGAAAAAACATTTAATGAACAAAAAAATGATAGAGATAAAATTTTTATAATAAGATTTTTAAAAGATTTTAAATCATCAAAAATGGAATATAATAGTGATCTAAAATTATCAAATCTTTATGATCTTTTAAAACAAAAAGATGAAAAAAATAAATTAAAAAAAGAAATTTCATTATTGATATTACAATTAAATAGAATTGTTTCTTTAAATATAAAATCAACATTTATGAAAAAAATATATGATAGAATTCAAAATTCTATAATTAATATGGAAAACGAAATTTTGACATCTTCATTTTTACATGAAGATGATAATATAGAAAAAATGATTTTGAAATATATTTGAAAATTTATTGATTGATCATGAAATACATTAAATTATTATTTTTTTAATTTTAATAAAAAAATTAAACCATATTTTCTATAATACTTATTGGATTTGGTCTTTCATCCATAACATTTGTTAATGTTATAATAGTTTGTTTATCCATTCCAGCTTTTTCAAGAATTGACTTGATTTGATTATTTGGAACTTGTAAATGTTTCATATAAGGTACTTTTTTGCAAACAAAGTTCCATAATTTTCTAATAAAATCCAATTTACTAGATTCAGTAAATATAGGAACTTTCTTTTTCAATGAATGTTTATAAATTGCATCTAAAACTGCTAAAGTTGAATTTTTTCTTAATTCAATAAATCCTAAATCTCTAGATTTATCTTTAAATGATACAAAAGTAGTTCCAATAATTTCACTAAAATAAAGATGATTTTTTTGAAACATTGATAAATTATTTCCTTCTTTTGGCCAATCTTGAGGATTTTGACTTTCTTCACATCCAGTAACAACACATATCATCGGTATTTTTCCTCTAGATATAATATTATGAAATAATTCATAGTTATTAATAAAGTTTTGCGTAATTCTAATTCTAAAAACCATTATTAATAAAGTTAATCCATCAGCATATTTTGATATAGATTCTATAAGATCGATAAATGCAGCTTGAGTAGAAATAGATCCTTTTTCTGGACTTCCCAATCCACAAGAATCAATGAATTCAAAATTATCAAATTTATATTTGCTAGATTTTGTTGTACATCCTTGAGCAGAATTTGCTGACTTTAAATTTTTAAAACTTTCTTCAATATATTCTAAATTTTTTTCGGCTTCACGTCCAACTGGATCATTTTTTAATAATATTTGTCTAATTAAATTTTCAATTAAACTAGATTTTCCAACTCCAGTTTCTCCTACTACAACGATTCTATGTTCTTTATTTGGATCTCTCAATTCTCTTATATCGTTTAATTCTTCTGTTTCATTTCCTAATTTATTTTTGCTTAAAACTTCTTCCATTTTTTTTTGTTAAATATATTAATTTTTGTTATACTTGACTTTTTAAAAAAACCAAATACAGTAATTAAAAAACGGATAAAAAGTTCGCTTTGATACTTTTTCAGTTTTGAAACTTTAAAGAAAAAAAATTATATTTAAAAATAAATCATTTATAATTTA